TCGTGTTGATGTCCAAACCCATCACGTCAAGCGCCTTCGATAGTCCTTCCAGCGTTTCGCGCGCGTTCAGCTTCGACTCATCGAATCCCGCGAAGGTCTTTGACCCGCCGCCGATCTCGTTCAGGATGGCTTCGACAAGTTGAGTCTCGGTCAGTTGGCCGTTCTCAGTGCCGGGGAAGTACCCGGCTTCCACGGCAGCCATTGCCATTTCATCCAGCCGCTTGCCCATGTCCTGAATCAGTTTGGTCTTGAATGCTGGCGTCTTGACCTTTTCCACGTCCAGCAATTCGCCAACAGGAGCAAGTCCCCCGCGTTCGCGGATGAAATCGCCCAGCGACTTGCCGAAGATGTCGGATTCGGACGGGCCTTGACCAGCCCTGAGCATGTCAATGAACGGATCAATCTCGGCCTTGAAGTTCGGGCGCTTCGTCAGAATCTCAGGGAGAGGCGGATTCGGGTTGATCTTGATGTCGTACTTCGCAAGTTGAGCAGAGATGTCCCGCTGAATCTCGCCTTCCGTGGCTTCGCGGCCTTCAGCCTTGGCTTTGTTCTGCGTATCCCGAGCGGTCGCAACGGCGATGCCGCGCATCACCTGAGAGTAAGTATCGGCGGTTTGCTTGTCGTAGCGCGGAGAGAGTTGTAGGGCGATGTCGTCTTGAATGCGGGCGATCTGCGAATTCAGTGCATTACCTGCGTTCGCCGAGAATGCCTCGATTTCCTTTTCTATCCGGGCGATGGATGATTCTTTATTGGCTTCGGCTATAGCCGCTTCGCGCCCGGATAGTTCCATCGGCGATAGCTTCAGGTCCTGCATCAATCCTTGAAGGTGATCGGTAGGCGCGATCTGTTCGGCGAAGTTCCCCACCGGGATAGCGATGTTCCCAGCACGATCAAGCGCGGCCTGGTAGTCCTCAATCCCTAGAGTCTTTGCCAGAATAGCTGGATCAATCGCCTGTCCTTGAAAGTAAGTCGTGAATTCCTGCGCCCCCACAAATACATTCTGGATAGGGCCATCAGCCGAGGCGGTATCAATCCATTCCTTCCACTTCTCAGGAAGGCGCTCGCGGAGCTTCGATTCCTTGGATGCGTCGCCAAGCCCTTCAAAGAATGCCTGCTGCTGGGCCGCTACGCGATGCCCCTTGATACCGAGGGCAGTACGCACCAACGCGGCAGACAGGCCAGCCACGGTCATCTCGTGCCCGATGTCGTCAAGGATTCCGGCATCCTTGTTTGTCAGCACCCTGCGGGTGATATCGTGCATCAGCCCTTCGGTGAATTCCTGCGCCGCTTCGATTCCACCGGCCACAAACTTGTCGGCGATGAACCGCATCGTCCGATTCTTGATTTCTGGCGGAACGCGGTTCAGGAGCTTGTCGATACCGTATTGTTCGGTCAGGTAGGTCCATGCGCCGCCCATGATCATCGCGGAATCTTTCGCCTCCTGCGAGGCGTCATCCATCGCGGTCTTGGTTGCCATTTGATCCACGCCCTGCGCGTAGAGCATGGCCCCGGATGCCGCCCCGCCCGTCAGAACCGCCGCTGCAATCTGCCCGGCAAGTTGCCCAGACGCGCCAGCCACATCGGTCGCAAGGTTCTTCCGTTCGCCCGGCACATCAATGAATCCGCCAACATCCTTTGCCGCAGTGCTCCACGGGCGAATCTGCTGCGCAAGTTCAGACTGGAATAGGTATTGAGGCATGACCGGCAAGAGCCGTCCCATGTTCCGCGTCGTGATGTCGAGCATTGAAGCTACGCCGCCAAGGGTAGAACCAAAAACATCAGAGACAACCCCTTTGCCGGCAGACCGGAACAGGTCGGCAGTTCTCGTCAGAACGCCAACATCTTCGGCGTCAATCAGCCCGGCATTCCCCGGATCATTCTCAATCCACTTCCGAAGACTTGCAGATTGCTGGATGCCATGATCCATCTGGGCCTGACGAACCCGGCGAGCGTCTTCAACCGGATCAATGATCGACGGGGCAATATCCTCCCCGAGCATCTTCTTGATGTTCGCGGAAAGGTTGCGCTTCTCGGCCTCTTGCGCTGGATTGGAAAATGACCCGTTGTAGATCGCGGATTGGGCAACAGTTTTGTCTGTATCAAAAGCGCCAGTCAGATCGTATTTCGCTTTCGGCGCAGACGGCACGCGAATCTGATCTGGGGTTTCGTCAAACGCCCCGGAAAGGTCGTAAGCCATCAACGACCACCCTTCTGCTTCGCCCACAATTCAAGAATCCTTGCTTGATTGGGCATTGGTTTTTTCTGTTTGATCGCTTCAGCCTGAATGGCTTCCAAGAAATCCGCAGGAACCGCCTTCATTTCCGGCGTGACCTCGTACGCCTTCACCTTGCTTGATTGATACCATGACGCATTAAGGTTGATGTACTCCGCATTTGCCGCTCGGGCGATCATCTTCTGTTCTTCGATGGTCGGCACCTTGCCGGGATTGGATTTCTTCCATTCAATCTGCGCTTCATGCTGAAGCCCAACAAATGCGTCCCGCTGATCCTTCTTTCCGCTTGAAAGCAGGTCTTTCGGGATGGCGTCCTGCATGATCTTAGAGTCGAATCCGACCTTGTACTTGCCGGTTCCCTGCATCATGTTCGTGGCGATGTCCTGCATCTGCTTGATGCCAGAGGTCCCAAGGTCAAAGCGATCAGCGAAGGCGGTCTTCTTGAATTCGGCAATGAAAGCGTCAGGGTCAGATGCGGCCTGATCCATCAGCGCACCGCGAACTTTCAATTCGGACATGCGTTCTCCCGGCCGGCCCTCGCGTTGTGCAAACCCATCAAGCCCCGCAAGATGCCCGGTATTCTTCGCCCATGCGTACAGGTTCGGCGGCATTTCGAGAACCGACTTTCCGGTATTCTTGAGCACCCATTCTTGCGCGGCGCCCATTGCCGCTTTGTCGCCATCGTTCTTCATCTGCTCGCCGACGGCGCGCTTGTGGTCAATCCTCTGTTCCACAGCAACCCGAGTTGCGGCGTCAATGGTCCCGTTGGCGAAGTCAGACTGAACCTTGTTCATTTGCGCCTTGTAGCCTTTTGTACCGGCGAACAGGTCATCCGAATAGGCCAAGGCTTTCGCCTGCTTGTCGCCCGCTTCGACTTGGGCCTTCAGCGTCTTGAAGTGGCTTGTTTCGATGTCGGGCTTGAACTGCTTCAGCACGTCTTTCGCGTACCCGAGATTGTTGTCAGCGATAGCTTGTTGGGCGATGTTGACGCCGGCAATGCCCTTCTGCTCCGACACGAATACATCGACGGTCTGCTTGTCCCATCCGCGAGACTGGCCGTATTGCTTGGCTACCCCTTCGATGCTGGCAATGGAAGTTGCAACAGCAGCGCCGCTGTTCCAGTTGTCGGCGATCTGCTTCTGCTCACCAGCGACCCTGGCCTTGAAGGTCAAGTCTTCCGCGCGATCGCCCTCGCGGATGATGTGCGTCATCACGTCGCCGCGAAACTCAGTGCCATAGACCTGAGTCCGTTTTCGGAATGCGGCCTGCTGGTCCGGACTTAGCTTTGCCGAGAGTTCGCCGGCAATGGACTCAAACCGCTTTCCGTAGTCATCGAGTAGCGGCTTTTTCAATGCTTCGACGCCGCGTTGATTAATGAAGCCGTCCTTGCCCATCTTCAAGTCTTGTTGAGCCGCACGGAGTTTTGCGGTTGCGTCCTCAACCATCATCGTATCGACGCGCGCCTTTTCCTTGGCGATCCACTGTTCGGCCTCGCGGCCAAGCTCGCCGGCCATCGAGGACACGGCCAGCCCCGGCGCCATTGCCGAACCGGCATCTTGCGGCTGATACGACGCTATACCTCCGGATGGGGTAGGGGTCGGGCGGGCTTGTTCGCCGAGGTCAGGGAGTTTCATTACCATTCATCCGGATTGTTGCCGGCAGGCGGGAGGTCATTGACCCCGCCACCACCGAACGTCGAGAACAGAGAAGCCCCGCCTTTGACCAGATCCCCGAAAGCTCCAACCATCGCCGCCTTCTTTCGATCCTCACCAGACTTCGCCGCCATCACCCCAGAGTATTCCTTCGCCTTCGCCATTTCCCTGAGACTGCGGGCTTTGTCTTCGCCTTCGTACAAAGCCACAGCAGAACGGTAGGCAATCTCTCCCGCATTCCCTGCGATCAGGTTGATCACTCCTGCATCCGTAGTTGAACCGCCACCGGCAGCAGCAAGGGCGATTGCGCGCGATTGAACGAGGGCACCTTGCCGGCGTTGTTCCGCGGCAACCCGCTGGGCAGATGCCTGCGCCTGCCCAGCGTTGATCCGCGCTTGGTCGGCCTCGTACTGCATAGCGGCCTGCTGCTGGCGGCCGACATCCGCCGCAGCATTTCCGGCAGAGGCTTTACCGGACGCCGAGACTATTGACAGCGCGGCAGGTATGGCTTGTTGCCAGGACATTGATAGATACCCGCGTTCCAGTGTTCAAACCCCATGTGCTTCAGCAGCACATCGGACCCCTTGATGCTTGGATCAGCATGGGCCATCAGCGGCATCGCAGGCCGGCTTCCGATCAATTCCCACATCGCTCTAACCGCTTTGATCACCCCCCTTCGGTTCGCCCTGAATTCATCCTTCGCCCAAGCGAACAGTATCCACCGGGTTGATTGCGGGTAGACGCCGAAAACGCACAGGGTTTGCCCTGATTCCTCGGCAACCATCGCGCGGCAGGTTTCCCGTCGTCCGCCTACCGCAGTCAAGTCTTCAGCAGTTGCCGGCCGGATGATCATGTCTCGATCTCCATCACGCAGGACAGAACGGTTACCGGGCGCGGAGCGGCGCCTTTCAGGCACAGCCTTTCATCGGTTCCCCATGATCCAGGCAGAACGATCGGGTCTTCGTCGTAGGCGGTACGGATGGCCGTGGTGCTGATCGGATACCCGGCTTCAAGTTCCGGCAGGTCATCCATGTTGGTGAAGTCCCGTCCCATCTTCAAGCCCTTCGGATGGACGTTCGCCATGATCAGTCCCAGTTGGCGAATTGCCTTCATCTGGTTCAGCGGAGTCGGCATCTGCGAAGCCAGTTGCAGGAGTTTGCCGGACATGAACGAAGCGGAATAGGCCAGCCCCACCATGTACGTCGTGACCGCAGTCGGAAGGGTTGCCTCCCCTGATCCATCCAAGGTATAGGTCTGCGTACCGTCGGAAGCAGTACCAACGTCGGCGCTATCAGCCCACACAACGACATTCTCTCCAGCAAGATGCGCCGCAGTGATCGTGGTTGTCGCGGCCCCGCTGAAGGTCACGAACGAATCGCCGAGATTGTTGGTCGTGGTGCCGAGGCATTCCGACTGGAAGGCCCATTTCTCAAGATATCGCACCGTGGCGCCGTTGATGGTTCGATTGACCACGTAATAGACATGATCCTCGGAATCCCCTTCGTCACCAGGCAGGACCGCAACGTCTTCAACATCTCCGTCAGTTTCGACATCTACCCAGCAGGTGACTTGTTCGGTTGCATCGAAGATCAGCAAGGCGACCGTCCCATCAGACCGGACACAATGAATCCTGGTATCAGGTTGTCGCTGCACCGCGATGCGGACAATCTGCGGCTGACCGATTTCAGGAATGATCTCGCACAAATTGCTGGCCGTATAGTCGAAAGTGACCTGATTGGAGGTCAGGGCCAGCGTATAGACCCGCGTACCGCCTCGTTGAACATAGACCCCCTGCGAGTCGATCGACACCGCGCGTACCGCAGCAGAGCCCTGAGTCGAGGCCTTCTTTGGATTGAAGTTGGTCGGCGTCAAAGGCCCGTCAAGCGAGTCGGACCGGCAGGAGTATTCAGCGCACTGCCCGCCTACCATCAGGCGCTGCAACGACAGAATCCAGTTGATCGTATCGACTTGCCCCCCCGGCAGGGTGCGATTGATCGGCCCTGAGTCTCCTGCGGTTTCAGGATCGAACGAGGAAAAGGCGTCAGACACGGACCCGACCATTGAATCCTTCCCGCCCCACCACAGTCGACCCCCGTCAAACCCGACAGCAGACGGCCATCCACGATAGTCGGACCACTGGCCCTCCTCCCAATCCGAACTCGCCACCAGTGACCCAAAGTCGGTGATGATCTCGATATCGACAACCGTCGAGGATGTAAATCCAGTGACCCGCGCAACCCCCCTGATCGACCCCGTTGAAATGGTCAGGCTGGCTTCCGTGGTCCCGGCAGCATACACAGAACACAGTAGGCGGTAATAGACAATCTGATTATCCAGCCCGTCGGTGTATGCTTCGGTCGTGTCAATGGTCCATGACTTCCCAGAAACAGCCGCCCATACCGTGTCGTCAAAGGACCGTTGAAGGATTACCGTGTTCGCGGTAGCCGTCAGGCCCGTCAAAACGATGGTAAAGGCCCGGTCGGTTGTGACTCCGGTCACTTCAATGGAAGATGTTGCGTCATTGACGACGCCCATTGACTTTGACACGGATTGGCCTGTGGAGGTCACGGCGAACAATGCCCCGACATGGGTTGATCGAAAGAACGCGATTGAACTAGTCAGGGTTGAATTCCCAGAAAGCGCAGCGGATACCATCGTTCCGGGTCCGGTATTCAAGACGCGGAAAGGTCCATCATCGGATTGATACAGGACCACCGACCATGAGCGAGTCGCGCGCCGTTCAATCCGGCGCTGCTGCTTTCCTGAGCATGCGCAGAAAATCACGTCCGCCGATTGGTCGGACCTGATCAGACTGAGATCAGAAGCCGTCCATGGTGTAGTAATTTCCATGACGCCGGCCGCCTCGATATTGCAGGAAGTGACCAATACCTGCCGCTTGTGGCGACTCATGAACCGGATGTAGAAATCCCCGGCAGGCGTCACGGCGAGAGAGTGCGTGCCAGTCTCAAGCGTGGTTTCGGTGATGTACTCATCACCCCCGGATGTTGATCCGACGCGAAGCGTTACCGGCCCGCGCTGCACCACGATACGAAGCCCATGCTCGACGTTCTGATCCGCCCCCGCGACGGTGATGGTCTGGTCACGAATCGCGGCGTTTGTACCGGTTCCGGTCAAACCCATGTACCCGCCAGTGACCCACGCGGAAGTGGCGCCGGCCTGATCACTGTCGGTCCAGTCGTTCAGGTTCGACGTGAAGTCGCCATTTACGGTTACCGTTGCGACAGCGGATCGGGTGATCAGCGCATCGCTGACCCATACCCGCATGACCAATGCCGTCAGTTCAAGCAGCGCCTTGTCGGACACGCTGAAGATAAACTCCAGAAACTTCGCCGCAGCGTTCGATTTGGTTGCCCCTTTGTACCCAAGGCCAGGACGAATCGACATTGACCCGAGAACGGTCGGAATCCAGTTGGTCTGAGTCTCGGCTGACATGGCGATGCGCTTCACGTCCTGCCTGGATAGCCCGAGGCGAGACACGCGGCCACGGTTGAACGATAAAAGTGGGCTTGTTTTGGTTGCCACGTGCTATAGTTCCATTACATTACTAGGAGGGACAGTTATATGAAGCAACATGGACACACTAAAACAGGCTGGCGGTCTCCGACTTATTCCTCTTGGCATAACATGGTTGCCCGATGTACGCAGCCATCGAATCCAGCGTTTGCCCACTACCAGAAGCGCGGAATCACCGTATGCGACAGGTGGAGAAAATTTATCAATTTCCTTGCTGACATGGGGGAACGGCCAGTGGGAAATTACACGATAGACAGATGGCCGGACAACAATGGAAACTATGAGCCTGGAAATTGCCGATGGGCAACAAAAAGAGAGCAGGCGAATAACAGAATTACGAATAAGGTTTTTATGTATCAAGGGGAGCTGATGACAATGGAGAACCTTGCGCGAAAGGTAGGCGTACATCAAGAGCGCCTCAAAAGCCGACTGCTCCGTGGGAAGGGTGGTGATTGGACTGTTGAAGGCGCCATCAATACCCCGTCCCGCGTCGGGCATCGAACCGACGCTATTGGATCGATGGAGACGCGGAAACCGTAACATGACTACCCGATCAGCGAGTTTTGATTGCCGCCGTCAAAGCCTGAACGGCTACCCGACCGGCCGCCGTTGCGAGCGCGGCCCCAACTACCTTGAGGAAAGAATCGAGTCGGTTCGGAGATGGCGTCACGGTTGCGGGCATCCTCAAGCGCGCGATCAAGCAAGCCAGTTCTCGGCGTCAGCAGCGCAACTGCCCGAGGGGAGTCGATCGCCGCGACCTTGCCGATGATCTTCGTGGCGAAGTAGTGCTTGACGTACTCGGTGAATGTCGGCGGCCACAAGGCGAGATTGCCACCATAGCCGGTATCGTTCGACACAAACTTGACGTAGATCGCGTCCAGGTCAGCATAGAGGATGCCGGCTTCGTCGGTGTATTGCAGAAGCGGGATTCTGTAGTACTCATCCTGACAGATGGCAGATGTCAGTATCCAGTCCGTCGATTTCTCGAAGGCCCGACGCAGCCCGAATTCCGGCGTGATGCTGGCGCTGTAGTCGAGCTTTTGGGCGCGGATGGCGAAGCGCCATTGAGCCTCGGACAGACAGGTATCGACCCCGCCATCGTTCCAGACATTATCCAGAAGATGGCGGGATTCGACGTTCTCGGACAGGCTCGCGAGTTGTCGGACGCCGCATATCAACAGGGCTCCGTTGTACAGTTTGAGCCTGCTAGTGCTCATCAGATGCCGGCCTTGATCCGCCCGGCCAGCCAGGCGTAAGCGCCTTCTTTCGTCGCCTCGCTGTCATGGATCATTTCCTGATCGGAGACGCGAACCACGCAGAACTTGCGATGCGGCCCCTTCCATTCGACGGAGAACTCCTGAAGTTTGGCCTGGGTCACAGAAACGTCAGGAGTTGTGAGCATGTGCTTCGACAACATGTGCATGCGCGTCCAGCGCCGGGACGATTCGAGGACAATGAATTCGGCGTACCACTCGCCGCGGTCGCCCCTGGCTTCCACCTTGTCGAACGGCTTGAACTTCTCGGCGACGTGCGTCCAGTAGGACGGATTCAACAGGTCTTCCGGCTGCGTTTCTTCGTGCGTGGTGCAGGTATAGACGGTGCGCTCGAACTCGCATTCCTTCATGCGAGCGGGATTCAGTTCCTGAATGTGGCGAGCAGAAACAACGGCGGCAGGCGTTTCCGTCTTGCCTTCGGTGACTTCGGACATTGTGTTCCCTCCTCAAGTGTAAAAGGCCGAGGGCCGAAGCCCCCGGAAGCTGCGGTGGATCAGGTGCTGGAAATGAAGCTGAACGTGCTCAGTTGCGTGCCGCCGCCGGTCGAACTGACGGACGACACCATGCCGAGGTACAGCGTGCCGCTTGAGGCGACGGTCGAGGTCTGCGCGGCAACGATAACAACGTCGCCCTGCTTCATGCCCAACTCGTAGCCGTCAGTGAAGTACCCGGCGACAAACGGGCCAGTCGAAGTGTCGGTCGTGCTGAACAGCCACAACTTCGACCCGACCGGAGTCGTGGTGGAACCCGAACGACCCCCGCCCATTGCAGCGGCGAGAATGACGGGAGGAAATGCGGCGCTGGTTGCCGCGGTAGTGCCAGAGTAGGCCATGATGTTTCTCCTTGAAGGTTAGAGGGTGGATGGCCGATCAGCCGTACACGGAGCCATCAGTCGTGAAAACTACCACGCCCGCGTTCTGCAGGAGTTTGGCATTCATGTACATCGTCGCGCGCGCCCATGAGTAGTCCTGTTCTTCATTGAACCCGACCGGCGTCTGCATGCCGGCCTTGTCCGCACCGTGGCCGATGGCGGTCTTGTGGTAGAGGAACGACTTTTCGCTCGTGGTCGCCTTGCCGGGCAGGTTCGGGTGTTCCACGATCAGGGCATTGCGCCACTTGTACACCATCGGCTTGTCGCGCCAACTCGGGTTGTTATCCCCGGCATAAGGCTTGATATCGACGATCTGCGCATTGCTGAACTCGGGCGCCTGTTCGAGGAAGGCCAAGAACGAAGGCTGGCACAGGAATGTGATGTTCGAGTCCCACGGCACCGACGCATTGGACAGTTTGACGCGGCCGTTCTGGAACAGCGAGACAGTCGGAACCGACGACGCCGCGCCTACCGTCACCGTGCCGGTGTTCAGTTCGGTGATGATCTGCGAGTCGATCTTGCGGTTGATGACGCCCATCGTGGTCATTTGCATGACCGCGCGCTGGTTGCCCTGCGATGCGAAGACGTTGAAGCCGGTCTTGCGGACCAGATCATGCCATTCGGACAAGGTGCAGGTGTTCTGCGTGTTGTTGTCGGCGCGTGCCGGGATCAGGCCATTGACGCCGCGAGTCACCGCGGAGGCAGAGCCGGAATCAACCACATCGAAAACGATCTGATTGCCCTTGATGACACCTTCGGTCGTGACGGTTTCGCGCAACAGCGATACGCGCTGCTCGAAACCCATGATGAACTCTTGGCGGTATTGCGTTTGGTAGGCTGTATCTGCGATTTTGTCATCTCCTTGGGAGTTTTATGCTCGCACACAATCACCGAATGCTTTACGGAAAGCACTGCTACGCACGGCCACTGCGTCATTGATGGAGTCGAATCGCCCAAGATTTTTTTGCTTGCCCGCAACAGTCACATATGCAATCCACTTCCGATTTGTTTTGTCGAAAGAAACGCCTTTGTGGCCGCTGGTGTTATTGACTTGCCTTGGCGCATTGGCCATGTTCTGGCCTCGCGTCACATTCCGCAAGTTGGCAATCCTGTTGTCATCTTTCACGCCGTTGATGTGGTCAATTTCCTTCGGCCATTCGCCAAAGGACATGAACCATGCCAGTCGATGTTCAAGGTAACGCTGCTTTCCGATCCTGACGTAGCGGTAGCCATCTCTGGCCAAACTGCCCGCACGCTGACCTTCCTGCACTCGGGGATTTATATGAGAGTTCCCGCGACGCGCAAACATCCCCGTCACCGGATCGTAATCCAGTGCATCAAAGGCTGCTTGTTGTGTCACGGTTATCACAAAATTGATCCCCATAACTACGATTAAAGATAGGGTTTTAACCGTCGCTCGGGGTATCCGCTCTGCCTATCCTGCCGGGGTATCTCTTTCGAGAGCCGGCGTGCAAGCCTTTACGGCGCCTAGCTACCTGGTGTTCGGGTGCTTCGGCAGCGCCGGCAATCTTTCGATCGCCGGGGTATCTGCACTATGCGGCGGAGTTTTACACGCTGTCCGCCACAATTTCAAGCGAATTATGCGGCCTTTTTCTGTGCCCTTTCTCGCGCATTGAGCAGATCGCGATAGCGCGACTGGCGCTTGTCGTCATCCCAATACGCCTTATGGGCAGGCGACCCCTTCGGTGCGCCCATGTCGCTTTCGATTTTCTTGATCTCGTCATCGATGGCCCCGGAGACATTGGCGCCGGCATTTGGGACAACCGTCGTAACCGGGTTGATCTCGCGGGCCATGTTGTTCAGCCATCGGATTGCATCGGGGTGGGCCATGATCGGCGTGCCATCGGACAGCCGGCCGAACTTCAGCAAATCCTTGACGCCGGCCGGGGCGGTATCGAGCAGCCCGTCGATCATGTTCATGTTCGGGCGGAACTCGGCGCCCCATTCAGCATGCAGGGCGTCAGAAGATGCCCGCGCCGCCTCGGCATCCTTGGTCTGGCGCGCGGCTTCTTCTTCTTCCTTGGCCTGATAGTAGAAATTGACCACCTCGGAAGCGATTGATGCAGGAGCATTGACCTTGTGCATGGACACCATGAGTTTGTCAATCAGCGGCTTGTCGTCTTCACCCACCACCAGACCGCCGGCCAGTTTCAGTTCATACTTATCCGGAGCATCGGGAATCCCGTTCTCGGCACGCCATGCCTTGACCTGATCGTCGGTCGCGTTCTTCGGCAGGGCAGAACGTAGCTCGCCTGAACTGATGCGGTTCTGCACCGACAGCAGGGCATTGGCTACATCCTTCGGGCTTGAATACCGGGACAGGCGCTTGTTCAGTCCTTCGTCAGTACCGGCGATCTGCGTGCGCCAGTCGTCGGGCCATGTGGCTTTGCCGACGTCTTCGCCCTTTGCGCCCTGGTCCCCGGATTGGCCGCCCTTGTCCTGCGCGCCCTTGTCAGCCGCGCTCTGGTCTCCTGCGCCGCCCTGGTCTCCGGCATCACCACCACCATCTCCGCCATCCTTGTCGTCCGGCGCCATCAATCGAAACCACTGATTCCTCACTCGCATGATTCACTCCTCCTCTGGTTAAACGTCTTTCACTTGGCACGGCGACGGATTCTCGTCGAACCTTACTGCCTTGATCGTCTTCTGCCCGGTAAGCAT